GCCTACGAGGAGCTGCCGATCACGCAAATCGATCTCGACCAAGATTTCCTCGAGGACCCTCCGGGCCTCGCCGAGCTCAAGGGCTCGCTCGTCGTCTTCGACGACACGGACAATCTGCAAGACAAGTTTCTACAGAAAGCTGTCGCGGCCGTCAATAGCGATTTGCTAGCCAATGGTCGCAAGCACGGAATTTACGTTATTACTCTGAACCATCAGATTAGCGATTACTCTCGCACGAGGACGCAGCTAAATGAGGCTAACCGGGTCGTTGTCTTCCCGAATGCGGGCGGAACTTACCACATAAGCAGATTCTTGAAAGTTTATGCAGGGTTTGACAAGGCCCAGACCAAGCGGTTCCTCGACACGAGCAGTCGCTGGGCGGCCCTGGGCACGACGATCCCGGGATACGTGATAACAGAGAACGAGGTGTATTTGGTCCGCCAGTAAGTTGCGCATGTCTAATATAGCTCTCAAATGCTCCCATGGATGCCAGTCGAAGAGGTGGAGGCGATGCTACCAACAATCGAGGCTGCTGGCGTCAGCGCCGTTGCCCGCTCACCGCGCGGATTTATATCGGCATACCGCCGCATACGCTCTCCGCTGCGCATGATGATAGCAGAAGTCCCTGACCTCCCGGCTCAGTCATGGGCGCAGCGTCGTGACGCCTTCATCGCGCGCGCGCTGCCAGTATACAACGCTAACCCGACGCACCGCCGCGCGCTGTCTCTAATTGCTTGGGCATATATGCCGCCGCTCGGGCCTCTAGCAAAAAAAGTAAACGAAAAATGGTAATCGTCATCTCGTGTTAACGCATTTTTGTCGACTCAAAGATAATGGTTGTCGGCTTCTGGCGGGACTGGCACGAGGCGACAAACGAGTCGGTCAAGCGAGGTCCTGTTTGATTTCGCGGTTCTCTTAATCACATCCGCAAATTCTTCGGCGCACTGATAGGAGCAGGCGGCTCTGGCCACACACCAACGGCCGCACGTTGAGATGCCAGGTCTCAGGTGCTGTAACCTTTGAGAGCTATACGCCACATTGTTGAACGGGAGGAGCAGGCGGGCCAGAAAGGGTCGTCCCTGCCCGCTAGCCTCGAGATACTCCCGCGGAATGAAGTCGCGCTGACGATCCGGGGCCTCGCCATAGCTGTCAAAGTGCTCGACACATGGTCGACCATTAGCGTCGCGTGTATCCAAAACAGCCGTCCAATGTCCACTTTTTTCTTGATCTTCGTAAAGCAAGCCGAATGGGCGCGGGGGCAACTCGGCCATTCCGGCAAGTTGTTTGTAGCGATAAACAGGCCCGCCGATTCGCTCGGATACTTCTGTCCCTGACAATGGACGTGCCAAGGCCGCATCGATGGGGGACCTAGGCATTCAGCAATGTTTTGCGCCGACTATCTAATACAGCGCGCAAGATGTCCGCAGACAGTGATCATCTCACGTATTATAACGGCATTGTCATCAATCGCGAGGGCCGACCCACAGCTGCCATTATCGATGACATCCGCGGTCAGCCGTTCCTTGAGTCTGCCGACGCGTGGGAGATGTCGGTCATCCGTTTCGACGTCGACACTCTACTTCTACCATTCGCCAAGTTTCCGCTTGGTGAGAAGGATCCAGCATTCCCTAACATCTATTACACGGCGCTGCAGGTCAGCATGGACGGCACTGCTATCGGTCGCGTCGTCTCAGAAAATGCTCTCGGGGAATATAGCGACCTCAGCAGTGTCATCCGATACTTTAACTTTGCTATGTATCAAGCGTTCTACAATCTCGCACCCGCCGTTCAGGCGCAGCTGCTCAACGCGCCGCAGTTCTACGTGGCACCGAGCGGGAAGTTGCGATTAATCTTCCCCGCGATCTGGGGCGACAGCTCGGTGGCGACGCCTGATATATGGTTTAACGCGATATGGGCCAAATATTTAATTGGGTTCCCGCTTGGTAGAAACCTCAATTACGGATTCTCAGCGCTTGGCCAGGACGCTCGTATCCGGATCGAGGACGAGACCTTCACCATCAAGCTGCCAGATCGCACGGGCCTGCCGATCGCGTTCGGCGCGGCCGTATATGGCGTCGGCGGCGACCTGGCCTATATTGAGGAGATGTTCCCCAAGCCTGGCACACTCGCAGCGGTCCGGGGCATCACGCTGACGACGACGAGTATCCCCGTAAACTCGGAGATCCTGCCCAATGCTGTCAGCATCGGCTCACAGGGCGTCTCGAACGCGAGCTCGAGCATCATCAGTGACTACCTGATGGACACCGACAGTTACACCGACCAGCACAAGATCGTCTACCTCCCGCAGGCGGAATATCGAATCAGCCAGCTCAACGGACACGACGCTCTCCGCAGGATCACGATACAGGCGTGGTGGTCAGACCAATTCGGCGTCCGCTACCCGCTGATGCTGCCCATCAACGGCACCTTCGCAGTCAAGTTGATGTTCAAGCGGCGCACTGAGTAAGCCGCTTGAAAAGCAAGAAAGCAAGAGAGCTAACGGGCCATCGCGTTTTTGCGCATATAGATAGATACCCCATACAGCTCGGCAACGATGAGCATCAGTATTGCGTCCCTCGACACTGTCCGCGTGCTGGACCCTCGCACAGACGTCAACAGCCTCTCACGCAGGACCTACCGCATTCTTGACGGTCCTCAGGACTCTGGCTACCAGCGGATCTTGCCCGATGGCAATGCGAGCACGAACGCGGTGTTCAATATTAATCCGCCGAGCTCTCGCGTATTCGTGAACCGGCATATCCTTGTTGAGTATACTGTCGACCTGACATTTAGAGGAACAGCGGCCAATGCCGGAGACATGCTTCTTCAAGCGTCAGGATTACCAAGGGCGCGTGGTGTGAACGATAACGTCTCTGGGTTCGGAGGTTTCATGACTCTGAAGGGCGATGCCCCGCGCGCGTATCCTCTCGCGAATGCTATGCAGAGTGCTCAAGTGTCGATCAACCAGGACCGCATCAGCGTGCCAGTTGGCTCCTTCTGGCGTGCCATGACGCGATACTCGAACGACTTTGACCAGCAGCGTCTCGATCAGAGCTTGACGCCCACGTTCCTTGACCAAGAGCAAGAATACGGCCCGCAGGGTGCCGCAACGGGGGCGCGATCGCCGTTCGGTGACTACAACGACTCGCCTGATGTGATCCCCCGCGGCGGCTGGCAAAACTGTGTCATCCTCCGCAACGACGTAGCCGGAGCGAATCGCATCACAGACGGTGGGGGCATCGCCAACAACGGCGCCCTCGTTAGCGTCGTCCGCTTGACCGTGTGCGAGCCTCTCTTCATCTCGCCGTTCCTCTATCAGCGACACTCCCAGCATACAGGGCTGATCGGCGTGCAGACGATGCAGCTTCAAATTGGGCTGGCCGGGCGATCCTCGCAGCCCGATGGAGGCCTCGCGTCTATGTTCTGGTCACATACCCCTGGGATGGCCAACACGGCCCCTATCACGGCCGCCGACTGCACCGTCGTGAACGGCGGCTGCGCGGTCTACGTCAACTTCCTCACGCCAGACATGACCCAGGAGATCCCTCTTACGAACCACTGGGCCTATGCCGAACCTCAGTTGTTCCCTGGCAATGCTATTACGCTCGGGGCGAAGGTGCCTGGTGCCGTAGGCGGGGTCCCGCCGCCCGCCCCGATCGTGCCGATGACCTTCAACAATATTCAACTGAACAGCATTCCGAGCCGCGTCTATATCTTCGCAAGCAAGGCTGATACGGCTCACACTGTCTCCACGCCCGACACATACGGCTGGATCCAGGGGCTGAACATCAGCTTCGATAACCGCGATGCTTTGTTGTCGAACGCGTCACCTCGGGATCTCTATAACATCGCCGTAAAGAACGGCGTCAACCTCTCGTGGAACCAGTGGTCCAGCAAGGTCGGCTCGGTGGTCGCGCTCGATTTCGGCGAGGATATCCCGCTTCGCCCTACGCAAGCTCCGGGTCTTCGTGGCAGCTTTAACTTCCGAGTCACCGCCAATGTTTCCAACGAATCGGCAGCCGATGCCGATTACCAGCTCTTCCTCGTCATTATGGGTGTCGGGGTCTTCACAATCTCCAACGGGTCAGCCGTTCGCACGGTCGGCGTGCTCGATGTTCAGAATATCCTCGCGAGCAAGGACCAGGCGGCACTCCCGTGG